GCATCCTGATGTGCCGTCCATGCCAGCCGGTTGGCGGAGGAGAACAGCACACCCACCGTGTAAGGCTGTGCCGCAACCCGCTTTTGTGTCTCCTGATCCACGTCACCAAGGCGGCAGATCGCCACCGCGTGCGTGTCGTCGGCCGTCAGGATCACGAAGCAGTATTCCCTCTGCGGGACGAGCGCCACGGGAAGGTCGAAACGGGCTTCCACCTTGTCGCCCACCTCCACGGAAGCCATGTTGATGAAGGCTTCGGCGAGCACCTCCGCCGTGGGGAACCCGTTGTTCACCGTCGACAGCTGCACCCGAACGCCGTTTGCCCGGTTTCCGATTTCGGTAAACCAGATGTTCACGCCGACGATCATCATGGGCGCGGGTATCATGAAGGTTTGCGCCAGAGGGTCGACACCGCCGTTTCCCCCCTCTGACCGCCGCGGCCGCTGTGTCGGAGGCACAACCTCCTGGATGATATTGTTGTTGATGATCTGGGTGATCTCGATGATGTTGTTCGTGATCTGCACCGGCACCGGTGCCGCGCGGGTGACCAGCGTCACGCGCCGCATGACGTTCACGTCGATCGTTCCCTCGCCGACGAACAGCGCCTCTGCGAAGGTGCCCGCCTTGCCTTCAGCGCGCACGAGGCGCGTGCCGGTGGGAACGCCGGCCGGGATCTGGAATGAAAGCTCAATGATGCCGTTCGCGTCGGCCGCCAGCTCCCCGGCCGGCGTCACATCGACGCCGTCGAAGGTCAGGCTGTCGAGGACCTCGCCATCGCCGAAACCCTCGATCGTCGCCTGCACCGTGATCGGCCGCAGCGTGGCGGCCGCCTCGCGGCGGATCTCCGTCACCTCGTTGATCACCGTCTGGCCGGGCGGCTGGTCGGGAGCGGCGGAAAACTCGCGCGTGACCGGCGAGGTCCATTCCGTCTGCAACTCGGTCCAAAAGTCCGTCGCCGGCTCCAGCTTCAGCCCCGCCGGCATGGCCGTGAAGTTGTCATAGGGGTTGATCTTCATCGAAGACGTGCGCACCGGCTGAGAGACGACCACGTCCTCTTCGTAGGGCAATGTGAACGCCGCACCGTCCACGAGCTGGAGCATGACGGGATCGATGGCGAGCTGCAGAACCCCCTGATTGGCGGCGGCCGTCTGCGGCAGGCCCTGATCGCGGAAGAAGTCGTCCACGAAGGTGTCGGTGAAGATGCCTTTCTTGGCGACTGGTGTGGCTTCCAGGATTGCGTGCTGCGCCGCCTGTCTGTCGAACTGGTCGAGCACGTCGATCAGCCGGCCGAAGAGCCGCCGCATCTGGTCATAGGTGTAGTTGCGGGTGCCGTTGTTGACCACGCGTGGGAGGTCGAGCCAATCGTTGTGGATTTCGGCCAGCTTCAGCAGCGCCGTCGGCGCGAGAGGCGCCAGCGCGCCTCGGCGGGACGAGATGCCCTTGACGTAGACCGACGCCCCGGTCAGGTCGAGACACATCAGGTCAATGCGCGGGATCTTCGACATGTAGCGGAGCGTGACCTGTGTCCCCTGGACGCCACCGGATACCGTGACCGTGCGCGCCGTCACCTCCTCGGGCGTGACGGCATCCTGGTACAGATACGTCACCTGATAGCTGGATCCTCCGGCGGGCTCCGCGCCGGGAGGAGCCCAGGAGATTTCCCCATTGGCAAGCGTGTACGTGGAGGGATCGAAAGTGGTTCCGCCCTGTGTCACGCTTTCGATGATCGTGACCGAGGCGAACTGCAGCGCGTCAGGCGTGCCGGGCACGCTCCCGCGAACGATCGCTTCCGTCACCCGTTTCACGACGATGGCGGATGTGAGCGAGGCGATCGGCGGTCGCTGGACCGATATCTCGGTGGTGCCGCCGGTCGGGCCCGAGAAGGTGTGCACTTCCGCCACCACGTCTTCCAGGTCAGCCTCTTCCGGCTCCACATGGCGGATCGCCGCCTCGCGGATGCGCTTGAAGCCCTGAACATTCGCCGTTCCCGCTCCGATGGAGAACACCCAATCTTCGCCTTGCTTGCCCAGCGCGCGCACTTCGCAGCCGTCCACGATGTAATGGCCGTGCGCATCCCAATCGTACCGGGCGATCTGGTGGATGACGCCGGTCAGCGCGGGGGGCGGCACCTGGTTGATGACCGTGCCGTCGATCATCTCATAGACAGGGACGAACTCGTCTCCCTCCGCGATCTCCGTATCCAAAAGCCATGTGACGGTGACCACTTCGCGGTAATTTCCGTCCTCACCTTCGGCCTCGGTGCCCGGCTCCTGGCCGGCAAGCTCCGGGTATGCTTCATGGTCGACGTAAATCCGCTCCACCAGGACGCCGATCTGGACGCGCCCTTCCAGCGGCGCGTTCTCGATCAGCCTCTGTCCTACCGGCATCGTGTCGCCGCCGACATAAAGCCGGCCCGCCGCCAGCATGATCGTCCGGGCCTCCCGCTTGACGACGACCTCGCAGCCTTCCACGCGATCGCCATCTTTCGCGATCAGCCGGCCGAGCCGATCGTGGCGGCCGCGCACGATCAGCTGGGTGTCGTTGAGATCTGCGGATTGGACGAAGCGGTCGGCCGCGAACCAGACTTGCTGCCGCTCCGGATGCTGATGGTCTCGGGCTTTCACTCTCGGCAGCGCAGGCAAATTAGTCATCAGAACCTCACGATGATTTTGACGCGCTCACGAACCGTGCGGCGCAGATCGATGGCAAGCGGCGTTTCCGCAAAGAAGGTGGCGGCGGAAACCTCCTGCGGCTCAAGCCAGAGACGGCCGGGCGGCACGTCATCAGCCAAGACCGCGTCCGCGACCAGCGCGACGGATGCAACGTGGCGCCCCGCGCCGTCGCCGGCAGCGGTCATGGCCTCGACGTAAACCAGCGTGCCGCCGGTAGCGGGCAGAAAGCGCGAGCCGAGGGCCCGATAAATGCCGCCGGCCGTCTGGGTCACCACCTGCACGGCGCGGCAGAGCCGGTATCCGATGATCTCGCCCGCCACGTCCTTCAGGGCAAGGTGGAGCCTCTTGCCGGCGAAGAAACCCGCGAGCGAGGCCGCGCGCGCTGAAACGGCGCTCGACACCCAGCTGAAATTCGCTTGAGACCAGCTCATTTGCGCGTCTGCCCATGTCAGCGGCGCGCCTTCCTCGACCGGATCGAGCCAGTGATCCAAAGCCGTGCCATCGGCCTCGGAATAGAGGTGATCGATCTCATGCAGCCGGCCGAAGGACCAGCGCGGAGCGAGCGCATCGGCCCGCAGGGCAACGCCACTGTCCGTGTCCAGGAGCGCACCGTCCAGGCGGGACCTATCGCCGATCAGGGCAGGAATGTCATAGCCCTGTACACCGCGCCGGAACTTCGAGCGCAGCGGCACGGAAAGCGCAGCGACATTCTCGATGCGTTCGAGATCGGGAGCGTCCGCCTCGGGCAGGTGGTCGAGATAAAGCTGGAAGGAATTCCAGAAACGTCGGTGTGACAGCGCCTCGCGGATCTCCGCGCTGTGTGCCAGCCATCCAAGTGCGATCGCCACGGCCCGATGCGTGCCGCGAAGCCGCTGCCAGCGGACACCCTCATTGACCAGGCTATAGAGGTTCGGCACGTAGGGCGTCAGCTCGCCAAGCCCGTATTCCCATATCAGGAAGGGCAGGAAATCTGGATCCGGATTGACCAGCTTGGCCGTGCGAATGCGCTCCGCAGGCGCATGCAGCCCCGCCCAATCGTCCATGGCCTCCGCCATGGCACGCTCCCAGCGCGTGGAGTTGATTGGAAGGAGGCCGGCTCCCGTCATCAATAGTCACGCCCCTTGATGACGAGCGTAACCGCATCGAGCGCCGCCGCCTCGTTGAAGGGCAGGATGATATCGGAGGCCGGCTCCCGGAGTTCGATGCGGTGCACCCCGTTGAGCATCAGCTTGCCGATGATCCAGGAACGCGTCGGATCGCGGCCGAGGCCCATCTCCTCCGACCAGGCGGAGCGCAGCGCGTTCTCCATGGCGACGGTGATCGAGGTCGCCGCTTCGGGCAGCAGCCACACATCGGCGGCCACCGCGATCACCTGCTG